CTCTCTTCCAATTAAGGAGTCTCTTATTTTATAGCTCTCGGCACCATTGCCAAAAGCAAAGCAATTGAAGAACATCGTGTCTACAATGCCCGGTGTATTAGTTGCAATATTTTGGTTTTGTACATTGCCTGAGTGGTTGCCATTGGCATCAATAGAAAATGATAGGTTGTTCTCAAAGAAGATGTCAGGAGATGCATCTAACGGCTCAGTCTCAAAGATTATTGTATCAAGAGAACGAAACACCTCTATGTCGGCATATACACAATATTTTCTCCTATTTGGTTGACCCCCTGTACAGCTTTTACCTGTAGACATTTCTAAAGTTAATTGCTCTGTGGCTAGGTTCCTATTAAACCTTAGATACACAATGTCAAAGTTGTAATAAGGGGCTACAGGACCAATAGTTGGAATAAATTCTACGCTAGTTATTCCATCTGTTGATGTGCCATTATCTAAAGAACTTTCTATATTTTCGCCAATAAACCAATCATACATATTGTCATAATCAGCAGAAGAAACGTAATTTTGCTCTAAAACATAACCCCTTTGTTCACAAGAACCACCTACTCCTGCACGAGACCACTCGATATAAAGTTTTATTCTACTGCCAGCAGGTACAGTATAATCTTCGTACAACCCTGTTACAGTGTTAAGCGTGTTCATTGGGTAAGCCAAATAACTGTAAACGCCTCCTCTTGGAGCACAAGCCTGTTTCCCCCCGGGGGCAACAGTTGAGTTAGGGTTTACAACAGCAGAAAAGCTATTTGGGTTCATCTTCATGTAGACCCCTGCAGGTATCGTAACGTCCTCTATAGGAGTAATAAAGTCGGCAGCCTGCACAGCCTTATCAAGAACTGTAGCGTATGCACAATTTGGAAGAGGACCGGTTGTATCAGCTTTAACTATATACCTATCTCCGATCTCTACTTTTCTTGCATTTTCTCCCTCTAAGAAAAACCAAACATCATTTGTATTCTCGTCTGTAAAGAATAAGTTGCTGTAAATAATCTCGTATTTTTCAGCGTCAGGCTTAATAACAAATTTGTACCTAGTAGCCCAAGCCGGAGCGACTTGAGTCTTAGGAATTGTTACACGTATTCCATTCTTATTGAGAGAAAGACCGCATGCTATGTGCTCAGTGTTATTTGGACTGACTAATGCGGTTGTAGACCTGTTGTACTCGTCCATGTACACAATACCAATCTCATAACCTCTATTGCTATGTAAGCTTTGAGGGTTTGCTATTTTCTGAAATGTAGCACTTGCAAATGTAAAAGAGTAATACTCAAATACATTTTGAGTAGGAGTAGTGGTGTTATCAACATAATTCATTGCAATCAACTGAAACTGTATAACAGAGCTTGCAGGTGAAGTTATGATTGAGATAGGAGTGTTAACGCTATTAACACCACTCTTGAACTTCTGCAAAGCATCTAGGTTGTTAGGCAGAACACAGTTTACTAAGTCTGTAAAAGTTGTGCCGTCACAAGATGTTTCGGTCCCGGGCACCGAAGAAAAGACAGGCTTTATATTCAAAGAGGTACCAACAGCAGACTGAAACTCAGGACTCGTTGCCATTTGGTACACAGACGTGTAGTTACGAGTCAAGAAGAAAGAGAAGTCTATTGAAGTATTGTCCGTTGTCTCAACCGGGAATGGCAATCCACCCGAAAATGATTCGTGAGCAATACTCATCTGAACGCTAATTGCAGAGCCTGATACCAATAACTCCCCCGTAAGGTCAATACTTATTACCGAGTTCGGAATACTCTGAGGTGTATTGATATTGTAAGAACCCGTAGAAAAACTCGTGTTAATATCAGACTGTCCAATAGGTTCAGAAATAAGACTCGTTGTGTACTCAAGCTTTACAGGATTACCGTTCTTGTCAATCAAGTCATAGCCCTCCACATAGTTTCCATACATGAGCCTGTTGCCCATAATGGTCTGTGCCGTTGCTAACCTTGGAACGTTGTCATAAAGCCTAAGAATCTCATTAGTTCCCAAAATGGTAAATATCTTGCTATTGCTAAACGTAAACTGAGCCACGGTATTATCAGCAAGTCCCAAGTCTGCCTTGTCAAGCTTCTCTATAACCTTTACGATGTTGCTTGTAGATTCTTTGAAAAGTAAATCAATACCAACAACAAGCTCGCTGCCTGTGTTGTAGTTTACGATTGCTGTATTGCAGAAGTTCACCATACCCTCATTGAGCATGCTGTTTAGGCTAAAGCTAAAAGGATTTGGAACAAATGATATCTGAGACCACTGTGATGTAGCAGAATACTCCCCGTCAATGTACCGATACCTATAGGCAAAAGATATAAACCTTGTGTCCATAAAGTTTTGCTGTCCGCTTGTTACAATCGGCTGTACTACAGGAGACTCTACAGGTGGTTTCTTTATAACCAAAAGTTCTTCAGCACTAATGCCGTCAATAAAAGATACAGGGTTTGCGTAGCGCCTTGTTGTATTTATACACCTAGGCTGATTGTAGCCATCGGTAAAAAACAATAAATCGTTTATAATATTAACGCCCGTAATCAGGTACTTGTTATTGAAATTCAATGTACTTTTCACACCCCCTCCATCATCTATACTAACAACGTGGTACGTTAGTATATTGGTCAAAATATTGAAAGAAACAATAAGGTCTAGTACACCTGTAGCTCCAAGAGAGAAGTTATCGTCATGCACAAACCAATACAAAGTCTCGTTGGCACTGTCCTCAATGGCGCCAATACACCTAGCGCTTGTGCTCAAGGATGTTCCATTAATATACTTTAAAGACGTAAGAGGAAGATTTCCCTTGGTATTCTCTATAACACCCATCTCTGACTTCTCGGTAGAACCCATTCTAATGTTCATACCGTCAATATATTCAGTTTCAGGAAGTAGACGCTCATCTACTAACTTGTTCATCCTTCCTGCTATAAACGTTCTTGAAATCTTTGTCATATTATTTAAGTATCTTGTCCATTCCTCTTAAGTTCATCAAGAGTCTTCCGGGATGAATGTTGCTAATTCTGATTTTGGCATTATTTAACAATGCCTTCCTTTCCTTCCTAGCACGATTGACAATGTATTCCTGAACACCAAACTTAGAGTTCAATATCTCGAATTTAATTGCAGCGTAAATATACTGCTCAAACAACTTGTTCACCGTAACTAAAGATGTATCACCACCCTCCATGCCATCTGAAACATACTCAAGAATGCAAAGCTCTTCTGACATTGACGAGTCAAAATTTATGATTCCTCTCTTCTTGTCAATATTGAACGTAGGGTTAAAATTAGCCGTCTCTGTATTCAATCCGAATGCCGTACCCATGCCATACTCAAAATACCAATTGCCGTCTATATTCCAACCTGATTGACCATCAAATTGGTTGTGTTGATTTAGGTAGATACTCTTCTTTGTTTTAGACAACCTGTCAAAGTCAATCCCTGAGTACTGAGGTTCTAGAATCTTCCCGTCTTGATCAAACAATATCCTTCCTTTATTGTCCTGCAGATATGCCCTAGATGATATCGTTTGGATATTCTCGGTAAGTGGTCTAAGATATCCGTCCTTATACAAGGATATTCTTACCCAATTTACAAAGTCAGACGGAAGGATGTATATCAATGAACTAGGAACCGAAAGTTCCAATACCTTTATCTCTTTAAAGGCGTCATAGTTCAGCTCTTGTATTGCACGCTTAGCGTGAAATAAAACCTTGTATCGCTCCTCGTTGTTCACCAAAGAGTGGTTCCCGGAATACATCAATAGGAAATTGTTTACAATATCCTGAAGGCTAACGTACTGATACGAACCCCAATTTGCATCATCAGGAATATTTCCATTATTGTTGTAGTATTCATATTGAGATAAATATGCCATTTCTCTTTTTTTTTATTATTATTGAACACCAAATGTAGCTACCGTCTGTTGCTCTTGAGTCATACCAAATTGAGCCACTTCAGCCTCACGTATAATGATACCACAATATTGAAGAATTTTTGAAACCAATTTAAAAGCATCCTCAGCAGGAAGCTCAAAGTCTTGATAGTCTAATTGTGATTGATCAAACACAGGCTCCCCACCGAACAAAGATTGGTATGTCCACTTTGGAACTTTTGGATGCCTGAAGTAATCTGTTCTTACAGCACCATATCCTTTTATTGTTGCAGGGTACAAGGTAATCAAGTCGCCTATATTTGTGTATGCAGGGTAT